CCGCAATCCGCTACAGCGGGGTTGAATTCCTTGTCGAGGGCCGGCGGTCAGCGGGACTGCCAGGCTGGTGAACATTGATGGCTGGGTCCTGTGCGGCGGGGGCCTGTGAACCGGGTCAGGATCGGAAGGTATCAGCCCTAAGCGGTCACCCTCGGGTGCCACGGGGTAGCCTGGTCTGAGGGATCCGGCGGACGCAAGCCGAGTGACGAGGCTCGAAGCAAGCTCGGGTGTTCGTGCATCTCTTTGCCGGGAATCTTATCTATTAAAAGACATGAAGATTTGCACGGCTCAAAAAACGGCATTGCGGGAAGTCGTTGGGGATGGAGGCGTTGGCAGAAAGCCCGCAATGGGAAGACAAAGAGGAAAAACCGGAACGGACAACTTCAGGCTACTAGAGAAGGGCCTGCGTCGTCTCGTTCGGGAATGCGCACAGGTATACCACGCATTCGTAACCGCGACCCGTACTCTATTGAGGTGTGTAACACCGAAATAGCAATGACCATCACTGGTACGGCCGCTAGTGGAATAATCCCCGCTGGTGGAAATATCAAGATCATGCGGTTTGATGATACCAGCACTGGCAATGCACTTAACAACAAGCACTGGATTACTAAGCTTGGTCTAGCTTATGACAAATTTGTTATTGAAGAACTTTCGATGAAATTTGTGCCTTCATTGCCATTTACTGCAGCTGGTATGTCAGCAATGTATTTTGACTCCGATCCATCTCGTACAACACCTCCAACGAGTGTGGCTGCGGTGTCAGGTGACATGCGCGCAGTCTCAAAGCAGATTTATGCTGAGCTACCACTCAAAGTGCTCCGCAACCAGCTAAATCGCTTACCGCAGTATGAGACATTTCCAGGCTCAGGAGACACCGGTGTGGCTACCGTTGGATCCATTAACTTTGTCCATGATTCCATTGCGATGCCAAACGCAAGCACGTCAGGGAATATCACTATTGGTAACGTATGGATGACATACAGGATCAGATTGATAAATCCCTCTAATGCAGTCGCATAGCAACCAGAACCTACGGTTACTGAAATACCCCTGGTAGAAAGTGTAATCAGCTATGTAGGGGACACCATCTCTTGCCCTTTATTTACAACAACAGGAGTTTCTCCACTCTTGACAACATTAGCTGGTTACTTGCTTGTGGCTAAAGATCCAGCGCCTGGTCTATTAGTCTTACCACCAGGCACTGTTGCCACAATCACTAGGGTATTATCTGGAACAACAAATCATTATTATGCAGCAACCGTAGGTATCACGACTTACCGCATCTTACTCAACTGGGCTAGAACTGCTAATCAGACAGGGTTTCTGATAGCAAACAACACAACATCTCCAAACCCAAGCGTGCTAGGGCTATTAGCCCCAACATTGCGTGCACTAAGACCAGTCAGGCAACGTACCTCCCAAGAATCCGGACGGAACCGGGTCGGACAGCAATCTGCTCCTAATCGTAGTATTGCCCGAACACAAGTAGTGAGAGAGGACGGAAGGCTAGTTTATCACACCAATCCCGCGCAAAACCATACGCGTGGGTATGCGGAGACAAATGATGCCACCAGAGATGGTGATGCCATAGAACCAGTTACCTTGGATATTCGAGTCATATCACGGGATAAGTCTGATCTATGATGACTCTCTATGTCAATCACACGACATTAAACTGTAGACAGGTTGGTTACCTGGCCGCTTCAACTAATGAAGCCACATGGAAGTTGCTGATTCTATCCATGACTCTATTGCACGAGGATAAACTGCACACTTCTGGCGACTGGCTGGGTTGAACGACAGCTGCATGCGGAGGATGATCGTTGGCCTCCTAAAACACCGATCGACAAAGTAACTGCGAATCAAGAACTCGCTCTCGCTGCTTAAGTAGCGACGTCTAGGCCCTGACGCCTGATAGGGGTCGAAGACGCAAACTTCAGGCTGGACGAACCGCCGGGTCGCCGGACGGATCGTTGAGACTTAACAGGTGACTGGCTGGAGTACACGGGCCCGTGCGGCGCCTACCGACCCCAGCGAGACAAAAAAGCCGACACTGAGCATGGAGACGCTGCCGGGTAGCCCTTTCAGGACGCGGGTTCGACTCCCG